ACCCTCTTCATCACTTTCCTTTTTCATATTTCGCATAAATAAAGGAACTTTCTTTTCAACCTCTTCATTTTTATTCTCTTTATCTTCCATGGCCGCTTTCTCCATGTCTTCAAAATCTTTTTGTGTTATAATTCCTTCTCGTATTTCATCATCAGAAACTATATCTTTACTTAATAACCAATGATATACATTTTGATTCGTGCTCTCATTTGTAACAACATACGCCTGCTCAAATTTCCACCGAAATTTTGCTAAATAATTCATGGCGTCTACCATAGAATTAAATTCAATTTTCTTCCCGGATTCATCTACCATAAACGTTTTGTATTTTCCGAAATAAGATGTTTTTTGCCCGAAGTCTATTTGTATTTTGACTTTAGAACTTAAGACTTTCCCTGTACCAACAATTTCACAAAACGTTTTTCGAGTTTCTTGTGCTGTAGCTGCTACTACTAAAATAGCCAACACGGTAATTAATAATAATTTCTTCATATCAGTAACTTAAAATTAGTGTATACTTTCGTCTGTACCACCCGTAAGTTCTGACGGTTATATGCAGTGTAATTTTGACGGCTGCAAAAATACTTAATATGTACAATTATAAAGAATATTATCCCCAAAAATGAAAGGCAACCGCCCCAAAATACACGGTAATTCATGAAAAACGCCCCAAAAAATGAAGCAAAAACGCATAAAAAACACGCTTTTTCGCGTAAAATTTTGGTCTAAATGCAGATAAACGACTGAAAAACAATCAAAAACCGGAGAAAATTTCAAAAACTAAAAAAATAGCACCTTCCGAAGACCGAGCCGCTCAGAAGTCGGAAAGCAGTTGCCCTCCCCCTAAAAGGTGAAATATGACCTCTCCCGGAGGGGTACCCGTAACCTGGTAACACAAAAAACGCCGGAAAACCGATTTTCCAGCGTTACAAGGCAATTACCTTTTATGCCTGTTCTCTATCCATTGATCCACAAACGAGTCGGCCTGCAGCGTCCGCTTGCCTCGTACTAAAGCTATCCAGCCGGGGCGCATCAGTAAGTATTTGAAAGCGTCGGAGAAATTGGTGGATAACATCGGTAGTTTTTTCGGTGCCAGCTTTTCGGACTTCTTCACTTTGAACACTACTTTAGAGTTACCCCGGTATTTGATTTCAGCCTTTGCCTTTTCTACGGAACTAACCATTTCTTTACAGTTCACCGCATCAACCAAAAGGATAGGCAGGTTATTGTTGGTACCGCCCATAATCTCCTGCATGAAGTCGTATTCCGCATCCTGCCGGATAACTGCCTGTTTACGGCTCTTTAGGTTTACGATCCAGCCGGTACGGTTCCCGCTGCCGTCTTTTTCTATGGCGTCTTTGATCTTACCCGCGTAATCCTCCTTCTGTTTCTCAAAGTTATTACCTGCACGGTCATAGTACAAATCCAGTTCTTTGTATTCGTGGTTCTGGAAGAAAGAAAGGAACTGGTCGGCGATCTCCCGGAACCAGCCCGGCGGTATCTCAAAAAAGTTCTTATGTACCCGGTAATAGGCACCGTCCGGCTGACCGATCACCAAAGAAAGCATATTACCGAAGTCCATACCGCCTTCAATCGCTTTATCATGGTGCAGGTACCGGAGCTCCCGCGAGCTGTAAGCGGCTTCCCCGGACATGGTACCGTTATAATACTTATGTCCTTCACCAAACAACACATAGAAACGTAAATCCCTGCGAAGACCGGGACGCATACCCACCACCGACTTTTTAAATTCGTGAAGCTCCAGCGTACCATTATACAACCGCTTTAAATAATCAATCGTAAGTATCTCAACATTAGCGAATGAAGAAGCGTTAAGAAAGAACGTTTGTCCTTTTCTCAACTTCAACAAAGCCCGGTCGTAATATTCAATATCCCGTTTCAAACGTTTCAGCTTCAAAGGGGAAGGTTTGTTTTTTCTTTCTTCTTTTAATAAAGAAATTACCAGATCATTACGTACACTTGCCGCCTGTACTATTTTAATGATCCGTTCCGGGTCCATTTGCTTGACATACCGGAAAAACCAGTCGTACTCGTTTTCGTCGATATCCGGCATATCGGTAGTAACGGTTATCCCCAGGAATAAATGGGAATGTCCGTAAGTGATCGCATCACCGCGAAGAATAGGCATAGCGCGGTTTACTTTCATTTCCTTGTCGTACTTCGCTTCATCATAAAACAGATGTATTACAGACTTTCCGGCAAGCAGTGAAGGGTTATCCAGTGATCCCATGAAAATAACGCATCCGTTCCAGAAGCTGTAAACACGCTTATAATCATCCACGATAACCGAACATTTACGCCGCCAGGATTCAGGCGGGCGGGTATCTTTTACATAGTGTACCCCTTCAATCAGCCCCATAAGCTGCCAGCCCTTCTGTACGGCCGGCATTATATTATCTTCCAGGTTACTGTAGGTATTGGCAACAAAAGCGAACGCACCGCCGGGCATTTCTTCCACACACCGGGCGGAACGCCTGGCTTGTATAACGGTGGATTTGGCCATACCGCGCCCGTCAACAGATACAAGAATAGTAGTATCGATCCAGTCCGTCAGAACCTGGATTATATGGCCGTATTTGATTTCCACATCATCGGCGTTACTCACCTTCGTTATCTTCCCCGAACTCTTTGATATCATACAACATACGTTTTTTCAGGTCAAAAGCTTTAATACGCGCGTCCTCTTTTATGTTATCACGCACGATAACAGGAATTTCCGGGATCGCGTCGATAAACTCTTCCAGTTCCTTACGGTCGATTTCAGGAACACCCAGATCCTTACGGCTGGTAGTATAAATAACCGTACTTTTCTGTGCAAGCAGTTCCTCCGGTATTTCGGCCTGTTGATCCTTGTAACATCCGCGAAGTTCCGCCGCCAGTTTCAGCAGGTTCTTAGCCTCCTTCACATTTCCCATAAGAAAGACGGTATTCGCCCAGTTTTCGGCCTTTTCCGCATACAAGTTAGCGAAAGCCTGCGGGCGTACGTTATCCTGCGTATAAAAGAAATTGAGACTGTCAGCGTACACCTGGCGGGCCATCCAGTCCGAAAGCCCGTAAGGTTCCGACTTCAAAAGGCGGATGATGCCGGCCTTTGTCACCAACTTACCATTTATACGCATACGGGCACGAAGGCCCCGTACCATTTCCATAAGGCTGTAATATTCCCTTTCATCGGGCGCGAGGGCTTCCAGCGTACCGGTAGAAAGAATCCTTTGAATCTGGTTGATATCCACCTTGTCAAAGTCTATTCGTGAGGGCTTAATTAAATTCGTCGTCATCCATTTGTTCGATTAAACGTTCAAAAGTATGTCTTTTCCGTACGGCCTCCAGCTGTTTTATAGCTTCCACGTTTCCGCCTTCCGCCGCTTCATGGAGTTTTATTTCAGGGGCGGCACGTGCTACCAGAATCCCTTCCCGGATCAGGAAGTTAACGGAAGTTCCCACCGTTTCCGCATCCCGGACAAAAAGCCCGGCATCCTCCAAAGAAAGCCCCAGGGAAACGGCTATGTCTTTCGGCGAATACCCTAAAGAAGACAAACGCCGTACATCCTCTTTTTGCTGCGCATCCAGGTAAATACTATCCACCACCGTTAAATCGTTCATACGCATCTTTTATTCGTTTCTGTGCCGTGAAATAATAAATTTCGTCCTGTTCCATTAATACAAAGTTCCGGCCGCTTTCAATGGCTGCCACGGCTGTAGTACCGGAACCGCCGAAAGTGTCCAGGATCAGATCACCGGGCTTTGTACTGTCTTCAATCAGTTTACGGATCAACGCCACCGGTTTCTGTGTGGGATGAACCTTTTCACCTTCTACCAGTTTCGCACCGGAAGCAAAAGACCGGATATTATCTATTATGTTTGTGGCACCGATAGAAACACCCTTTCCACAATGAAACAAAATAAGTTCGTGTATAAAGGCGTAATGATTACCCGGGCCCGACTGTTTGTTCCAGACGATCATGTTTGATGCGCCTAAATACAAGTCAAACAACGGATAATAGAAAGCATATCCGCGCCAGTCCGTAAAAAAGTACACACAAGCACCGGGTTTCTTCACCCGGTTAAACTCCAGGAACAAATCCCGGTAAAAGGGTTTACAGATAGACAAATCTTTAAAACTGCCTTTCTGCCCGTTGTGTGTCATTCCCAGGAAATAAGGCGGATCGGTTATTATACAATCTACGGAATTGTCCGGAACACGTTTCAACGCCTCCA